AAGCCAAGGGCTTATGGGCAAGCACCAAGTAAGGGGGATCAGCATGGATATAAATATGTATGCGCAGGTTATTTCCAGTCAGTATGTCCGAGTACATCGAGCTGAGCACTATTACCCCCAGCAGTAGTGAAGAGAGTGTGTTTAATCAACCCAGTACAAGTACAGGGGTGCGACGTAGGGGTGGATACGTATCTATTCCTATTAACTCGTCTAATAGTAGTATCTCCAGTGCCGGAAGTGACAGTAAATTGAGAGTACCTAATACACCACGTGTTGGGGGTGCGGTTATTGGAGCAGGTAGCCAATATCAACCAATATTCGAAGGGCAATTGGGAAGAGCAGCAGCTGACCCTAACAACCCTTTATCGAGAGCAATATTTGGTAATCGAGACGATTACTACGCAGCCGTTCCTTGGGAATTGAGACGTTTGGGGTTGAAAGAGCGACAGGAGAAGATCAAACCGTACGGAGATCCTTGGAATAAGGACACTAAGGCTAAATACCCAGAACACTGGAGACTTGTAAATCCTCGCAGGGGACTAAACAAGGCGAAGAAGCAAGAACAAAGGGAAGCACAGGCGAGAAGAGATTCTGCCAATCGAGCAAGGGGAGAACCACCACGGAACGGACTAGTTTTACCGTTTTCGAACAATATCGGACCTGGAAATTCAATACGTCCCGCGACCAACAGAGCTGACCTTATTGCGCAGGGTCACGACTTACATTATCAACAAGCTAAGAGCAATAGCGACGTGCTGTCAGCGGATAGAGAAGCAATCTCACAATTCGCACACGAGGCAATCCAGGGTCAGGATCCTATATCTAGGGTACACGCGGCAGTGGGAGGAATCGGGCTGGGAGTTAAGCACGCAGTCGAACATTTAAGCGGAAAAGTATACTACGGTAAGCAATGCCTAGAGTTAGACCGTTGGGTCCGAGTCCTCAGGATCGTCCTAATTGGGATAGTATGAATGAGGGACAAAGACGTTATGCTATGGAACAATGGAACCTAGCTAGAGTAAGACGTGGGGAATACTTTGATCCTCCTGGGGATGACGACCTACCTTTAACTCAGGCTGATGCGATTGATAACTTTGATTTGGATCTTTTAGGGTCACCCCAGGAGGCGGAACAACCCAGTCAGCAATCAGAAGACGGAGTAGACGATTTTTTACAACAAGTAAGAGATAGACAAGATTTAAGAGACGCCGGACCAAGTAACGCACCACAACCAAACATGGCGGACATAGAAATGTCTCAAGTATCAAGTTCTAGCGGTGGATCGAAGCGAGGTAGTGGTGGTGGCGGACCGCCGAGTAAGGTATCCAAATCAGGGACGAGTCTCCCTGGAACTGGAGGCAACTTAGATGGCATGGTTAGAGGAGGTAGTGGGGAAGGCGGAGCTACAGCTATATTACGTCCAATTGGACTTCATGTTGAGAAGTTTCAACAAACTTATAGAAAGAAATGGAGGTTTCTGACTTCAGCAAATGCAAACGTTATATTGGCTGAAGCGGCCAGCGGAGAAAGACCAGCAAGATGGGCGCTAACGACAGGAATGGCATCAATTCCATGGGAATACTTATTCTTCTATATGAGTCCAGCAGAATATAACAGAATGAAGAACTATCCTGGTACGTTTGCTAAGTCCGCGTCAGTACGTATTAGGACGTGGAACACAAGAGTTGCATTCCAAACTGGAGATACTCAAACAGCTAATGCTACACTAAATCAGAATAAATTCTTACAAGTGGCTAAGGGGATTAGGAGTATTCCTTTTATATGCTCTACAAACAGAAAGTATACATATTCTGATACTGAACCCATGCAACCTACTGGATTCGCAACCTTGACATCCTACCAATATCGAGATGGTCTCAAGATTGCTATGTATGGTTACGATAATGACAGTGCAGACTTTGCTAAGAAACCACCAGCAGATGCAACTGGCGCAGAGATATATCTACAGGACTATTTAACCATTTACACTAATGATGCAAGGGCTACTACTGGTACTAAGATATTGGCGGGGTTTCCACCATACAAAAACTTTATAGAAGAATTCGATGCAAGTGCATGTATCAACACAGATGTAGTTGCTATGGATTACGATTTTAGCTACGCACCTCTGGTACCACAGTTTGCACCAGTACCAAACAACTTGATTACTCAAAATTATAATGGTAGTTATCCTGCGGGAACAAAGAATGAAGTGACGGCAGCGAAAACAACCGATTCCTCACAAGCTACAGCACCAACACAAGTACGTAATGCACCTCGCAAATATATACAGGGTCCCCACGCAGATACAACATTCTTCGATGAGGAACAGAACTATCTTCGAGTCCCTATTGAACAAGGTGGTATATTCGAGGAGGTAAATGTTGAGACAGTACATGACACTCAAATGCCATCTATAAATGTTGGCATAAGAGCTGTTCCCAAGTTAACTACCATTGATGAAACTACTCAAGCTAATTCCTGGTTAGACGCACAAGGCTACTTCGAAGTTGATTGTGTACTAACAACAGAGAGTGTCGACCCTTACACATACATTAAGGGCGGATGTTACTCGGCCAATACCAAATCTCAACTTCAATATTTTGCAAGTGATGGTCGTCCTATTGCTAAAGTATATGATAATCCTAATGTATATGGCAGGATGCAAATGATTAAAACTGTAAAACCATAATTATGAATTGTATATTTCATATAATAAATTCATTACAGAATCAGGTCGTGGCTTTTTTATTACCTCTTTTAAGAAAGGAGCAGCATTCCAATAATATGTAATAACTCTGTCAGCAAATGCTTCATGATTAGCAAATCTGGGTACAACATTACTCATACATATTACTGGAGTACGCTTTACATTAGCTTGAGGTTTACACTTAACATTAGCAGACAAGTTATCCCCTCCAAATAACATCTTCAAATTCTCCGTTTCCCTAGGTTCGTAGTTTGGTTCATTCCAAATAAGAAGTCGTCTATTGTGACAATCCTGATACGCGAAGGTATTATATTTATTAGGGTTCTGCATTTGTCCAACATTAATATAGTAATCTTTAATAGCATCGCATAGAAAGTTCTTGCCAGCACTTGGAGGGCTAACAATTAGAAAGCAATTACACTTTGGAATATTCATGTCTGTTACATTAATCAAATCCGTTACAAACTGTTTCTTAGCTAACCCACATTGATAATCAAGCAGTTTATTAATAATATCTCTAGATTCATTATCAGTTAAATAATATAACTCCACCGAGTCAATATTACGTGCACTCCAAATTTTAACAGTGTTTGGGTCCTCATAAAACTTAACATAATCCTCTCTATTCCAAGTATTAATAATAGCAGCATGGCAATCTATAGCGTTCTTTACATCCCTATCATCTAACCTTTTAACTGCAAGGGGATTTTCCAAGTACTCGCGAGTATATACTATCTCAGATAATGGACAAACAGCATACCTCTTAATTATATCAAGAATTACTCCTGTGTCCCCTCTGATTCCTCCATCTCCTCCTGCGTTGCCAACACCTCTTCTTTTGCGACTTCGAGTACCTCCATCACCTTTCGGTTCAATTCCTCGTTTTCGTTCATTGTTATTGTCAAGCGGGTCGTGGCAGTTCTCCAGGCCTGAGTGTGATCCTCCTTCAACTTGGCCTGATAGGATAATGTCGGATAGATTTGTAATTTCAAGAGGAAGTCTTTGTATGGCACCGTTGATTTTAGCGAACGTTGCTCGTCTCCCTTTCGTACAAAAATACTTTGTGATATTTTCCCAATCGCTTCGCTTGAACGTTTCGATGGGTGGAGGCTTTCGAAGAAGTCGTCTAGCGTCCTCTTGCGCTTCGGGGAACGCTTTGAAGTAGCACCTGCACGACCTGTTTGCGTAGGCGCAGCTGTGGATGGTGTGGATATGGGCACCGCCATCTTGATCGCTGTGAATAGATATGAGGATAAGTCCTCTTCGGAAATTTCCCGCTCGTTCAGCCATTCGCTTAGCCAATCCTTGAGCTCGTCCAATTGATTCGCAGGCAAAGACATCTGACACATAGTATCCGCTGTCTTGCCAATCTTCTTTTTCAAGGCGGGTAACGAACCGGTCGACCATTGTTTGTAATTCTTGCTCCAACGCCCTATTAGCTGTAACATCGCATTCTTGCATTGTTGGTCCAGTGGTATCGTATCCATAATCTTCCACCATACTCCCGGATGATTCGCCCACTCGTCCGGAAGCATCTCCCAGAGTACTGTCAAAATATTCCCAAAAGTGGTCGTCATTATTCATCTGCAATAAAACAACAATTCTATAACACTTGCTTTATTCATTAATAAATTTATACAAAGTGGGGTTCATACGAATCCCTTGCATAACAGTATGTTTACAATAATCAATATCACTGTCCTCAGAGCTTGAGTCACTCCATGTACGCCTTCTCTTCAAATGATAGTCATAATCAAACAAACAATCATCATCATCAAATATATGGATCCATAATGGCTCAACAATACATAAACTGCACCAGTTGTCTTCATCCCATATCAAATCCTCTAACAATCTGTCCCCATCAATCATGGAGTGATTCTCTACGCGTTTAAATACCCATCCTTTTTCTAACCATTCATTAGCAGATCCTGGACGGTAGAAACGACTCTTCCCGGAATAACACGGTTCACAAATTTTCTTTTCTCGCCCTTGTTCATACCACAAATAGAAGTCCCAAATGATATGATTCCTTTCATGTGCAAATGGCGGTACTTCATCTGGTAATCTCATCAAGTACACAAATGTAGTTGGACCAAAGGGCTTCAATGCCTCCCATCCCCTTTCCATACGTGCCACTATTCGTTCCACATCGTCATCACTCTCAGGAATTGTCTCGTCACATCTTAACCAATCTAGTAGTAGTTCCCTCTGGATAGTCTTCGGTAGTACCTTCGTCTCGTTCCAATTATTCTTGTACACCTCTCTTACCTTCTTCTTAGTAATGTCATACAAGCTCTGAGGGTGATATATCTTCTTATGTTTAAACCTACTTACCAAACCAAAGTATTACTGCACTGCACGAAATACAACAACAAAATGAGCTACTTACATGTTGAACACTATTTATACACTTCACTTTATCTCCCTTACTTGGTGCTTGCCCATAAGCCAAG